CTCAAGAAGATTGTGAAAGTTGTAAAATCTAATTTTTTTAAATAATTTTAAGGGGTAATTGCAAGCATGGAATTTAATTTCATAGACACAAGTAAAAATTCTTCCAAAGTTACTGGAATGACTGTATTTAATTCTGCAGAAGTAAATACAAAAAAACAACCAATGTTTTTTGGACAACCTTTGGGAATCCAAAGGTATGATACTTACAAGTATCCAATTTTTGATAAACTTACAACTCAACAACTTGGATATTTTTGGAGACCAGAAGAAGTTTCATTGCAGAAAGATCGTGGAGATTATCAAACACTTCGTCCAGAACAAAAGCATATCTATACAAGCAACCTCAAATATCAGATTATGCTTGACTCCGTACAAGGGCGTGGTCCTGGGATGGCTTTTATTCCTTACTGCAGCCTACCTGAATTAGAAGCATGTATGGAAGTATGGGGATTCATGGAAATGATTCATAGTCGCTCATATACATACATCATCAAAAATATCTATCCAGATCCTTCAGAAGTATTTGATACGATTATTAAAAACGAACGTATTCTTGAACGTGCTTCTAGTGTAACTCAGTCATATGATGATTTTATTCGTTCTGCACAGCAGTATGGTAATACTGATGAATGGTTACATGCACAAGAAGGTGCTGGGTATTTTAAACAAAATCGTTACGAGTTAAAACGTAAACTTTATAGAGCAGTTGCAAATGTAAATATTCTTGAGGGTATTCGTTTTTATGTTAGTTTTGCCTGTTCCTTTGCTTTTGGTGAGCTCAAGCTTATGGAAGGAAGTGCTAAAATTATCTCCCTCATTGCAAGAGATGAAAACCAGCATCTTGCAATCACCCAAAATATTTTAAACAAGTGGAGGGATGGTGATGATCCTGATATGGTAAATATTGCCAAAGAAGAGGAGGGATGGGTTTATAGTATGTTTGATCAATGTGTAAATGAAGAGAAGAGATGGGCAGAATATCTCTTCAAAGATGGTTCCATGATTGGTCTGAATGACAAACTTCTTTATCAATATGTTGAGTGGATTGCAAATCGTCGTCTTAAGTCTATTGGATTGAGACCTGTTTATGATGTTCCAGCGAAGAATAATCCTCTTCCTTGGACTGAACATTGGATTTCATCTAAGGGTCTTCAGGTTGCACCTCAAGAGACTGAAGTTGAATCGTATATTGTTGGTGGAATTAAACAAGATGTTAAGAAAGATACTTTCGCTGGTTTTCAATTGTGATAGACGATTGGAAGACAAGAGCTCTATCAGATCCGAACCTTCACCCAAAAGCGGTGGAGGTTCTTATTCACGGACCAAAACAACTGACGGACGCTTGGATGCTTCAAGCACTAAAATTAAAATACCAGATCCGTGGAATTAAAAATTAACTTTTTAATAAATAAATATATCCGTATTTAGAATAGAAAGGTCATGGATTTTAGAGCCTTAGCCAATGAGTATCTACGTGTTTATGATAGAGAATCTCCCCAACAATCATTAAATGAAAATTTTGAGTATGATGCTCTGACTCTAGATGAAGAGTATGATATGATTGTTGAAGATATTCTTCTGGAAGAAGATTCTATTGAAGAAGTTGTCTTTGACATGTTAGATGAAGGTTTTGAACCAGAAGAGATTGAAGAGATTTTTGAAGAAATCCTTGACGAAGCAAGAGTTGATATGGCATCTCGTGCTGCTGCAAGAAAGCAATATATGGCTTCTTCTGAGAAGTCTGCTAAGGAAGCAAGAGGCAGAGCAGCAGCAAAAGAAAGATCTGATAAGAGAGCAGCACAAGTTGCAGCAGTTAAGGGTAAAGTAAAGGGTGCAATTGCAAAAGCAAAGGAAAAGGTTGGTGCTGCTAAGTCTGCAGTAAAAGCAAAGGTTAAGGATACTAAGCAACAGTCACACGTTGGACTTGCTAAGTATGCTTCTAAGCGTAACCTTATGAAGGGTCCTGGTCTTAAGACCCAATCCTCTAAGGGTAGAGGAGAACTCCGTAAGGCAGTTGCGAAGGATATTAAAGGTCGCGCTGTTGCAAAGGCATCGCGTGGTGCTGTAAAAGCATATGGTGCAGGTAGATCTGCTGCTCAGGCAGCAGGTGATGCTGCAGCAAGAGCAAAGCAAAGTCTTAAGAATAAGTTTGCTAAAGTAAAACGCTCTGCTTCTGATGCTGCAAGTTCTGCAAAATCTTCTGCTAAGAGTGCAGTTGGCAAAGTAGCGCGTAAGGTTGCTTCTGGTGCAGGTAAAGTTGCTTCTAGACTTGGTGAAGAGTTTGATACTTATGATGTAGTTCTTGAGTATCTTTGTGTAGAAGGTTATGCAGAGACCTTAGAAGATGCGGAATGGATTATGGCAAATGAACTTGATCTTGATACCATTGATGCAATCATTGAAGCATATAAAGATCTTCCAGCTAAAAAAATGCAGGCAAGAAGAATGAATGTTTATATGAAGACTGGTGAAGCTGCTGGTAGTTCCCGTAATGAGAGAATTAGACAGGTTTTGGATGCACATAAAAAAGATCCAGAAGGTGAAGCAGCAAAAGCAAAAGAAAAATCAAAATATAAAGGTTGATTTATTACCCCCCTTCCACAAGGGGGGTTTTTTTTATTATAACTATATTGTATGATAATTCATAAATTATATGCCAAAAAATCAATTGACTAAAGATGAACTTAAAGTTCGTGTATTAAAATTAAAGTATAAACTTTACAAAGAACATATTAGACCTGAAATGGATATGAAAGGAGTTGCTCATAAATACTTAAACGAAGTCCTTGATATTATTGATGAGTACAGATATTGACTATGAGAACCCTTGGATCTACAATGAAACTCCTTTTACTAGCGATGATATTATGGACTACTTTGGTTTTGTTTATCACATTACCAATAAGTCCAACGGACGATCGTACATTGGTAGAAAGTATTTTTGGTCGTTTAGAACACCAAAAGGAAAAAAAAGAAAAGTAAAACAGGAATCAGATTGGAAAAACTATTATGGGTCTTGTCCAGAACTTAAAGAAGACGTTCTCAAATTTGGTAAATCAAATTTTAGTCGTAGTATTATTTCATTACATAAAACAAAGGGCAAAACAAACTTTGAAGAAACCAGACAACTCTTTGTCAACAACGTCCTCACAGAGTCCCTTGACAACGGAGAACCAGCATACTACAATAGCAACATCCTCAGCAGGTACTTCCGAAAAGACTACTATGAAAAACATGACTAAAGATGAGGAACTAATTGTTGATATTGTTAATTGGTCTATTGATAGGGTTCATCAACTTGCAGAAGGTGATATTGAATCTCAATTTGATGCTGTAGCAATTTCAGAAGAATTTTTTGAATGGATTGAACCACTAACCAATGATTCTAAAGATACTCAGGTAAAACTTGAGTATCTTGCCATTGAAGATTATTCTTGGACAGAAGATCAAGAAATTGATACTATTTGACAGAACCGACCTTCTCTTGTATAATGTGAAGGTATGATGGGTAGGTTTCCGAGTGGTTAAAGGAATCTGACTGTAAATCAGACAGCTATGCTTTCGGGGGTTCAAATCCCTCCCTGCCCATTGCCGTGGTTCAGAACCTATGATAAAATCCAGTGGGGCGTTTATCAAATGGTTTTGATTTAGATTCACGACCACACGGCAACCCACTTGACAATCAAATCCTTAACTGGTATGATTGTCCCATGAGCAGCGGAGGTCCACACTTCGTATAAGTCTCGCCCCTCCCATGCCTCTCAACGATGCACAAACAGGGAGGTCTCTTGACTCAGTAGCTCAGTGGATAGAGCAACTGCCTTCTAAGCAGTCGGTCGTTGGTTCGACCCCAACCTGAGTCGCCAGCGAAATTGGTGTAGTGGTAACATCCCATCCTTCCAAGTTGGTGTCACGGGTTCGAATCCCGTATTTCGCTCTGAACCTTCGGGTTCTTTATACACACAAACACACAGGAGAATAACTATGACACCTTACGAACTTCGTTTTGAAGTCTTTAAGCAAGCATATGCGATGCTTTCAGACAATTATCATGTAGAGTTTGCAAAAGCAGAATGCAGCAACGGTGGTAAATTGCCAGAAGGATTTGATTCAAAATATCCAACTCTTTCTGATGTTCTTAAGCAAGCAGAAACGATTAATGATTTTGTAAGTTCTAAGTAATAGAACATTCCACAATAGCTCAGCGGTAGAGCTATCGACTGTTAATCGATTGGTCCCTGGTTCGAATCCAGGTTGTGGAGTACCTCTGGTAGTCTATTGGTAAGGACGGGTGGACAACACACATGGAAACTAGGTTCGATTCCTAGACAGAGGCAATGGGCG